ACAGCGCTTCGGCTGCAGATGTTTTACCGCTACCAGCGCGTCCTGCTAAGCCTAAAATTATCGGATTACTTTTTGAATATTTTTTCTGCATTGGGTAATTATATCACAGGTTTTTTTGATTTAGCTTTTCTTTCCTCTAACTTATCCAAAAATTCGTTACACAGCGCATCGGGTTCCCAGACAAAACTTCTCTCAACCTGAACTACTTTAAAATTAAATTCATCTCTTATATCTTCTATAGTCATAAGTAAAGGTGTTAGAGAGTCGTGTTTGCATTTCCATTTACCGCTAATGTGATTAGCTACGACAGCTGAATCGGTATATATAATTGGATCATAGAATTCACCCATTGAACATATAAGCAGTCCGGATATTACAGCCTCGTACTCTGCCTCATTATTAGTTCTTGGACCTAACCCCCTAGCAAACTGTGCTATTTTTTTTCTATTCCTATAGACAGATACCGCGCAGGCTGCTTCTCCAATTTTTTTTTGACCTTGACCCCTTGATGCACCATCGCAAAATACTTCTATTATCACGGTAGATCAGCTTACTTATCATCTACGCTTACATCTATTTCAATACCCAAACTCTTTATTCTATCCTTAAAGTTTTTCAATTGAGTTTGACCATTTATTATGTAAGTGGAATTAAGTGTATATCTTTCTTTTTCGTGCTCAATTTGAGTCGGGTAATCTAAGGTGTCTCTAACTTTTGAATAAAATTCAGTGGCTGAATTAACCGATTTATAATGAGCTATGTACAAAGTGATTCCTTAAACTTTTAGTAGGTGTTAAAATCTTTATCATTAAAATATCCTTTTTCTTCTCTGACAGAAGCTACCTGCATAGATTGAATCTTGTCAATTAATTTCCTAGAAGATTCGGATGCTATCCTAGCTGCAAGCTCCATGGACTCAGCTAAGCTTACGATGGCCTCTGCTGTTATTAAAGCAGTGTATTCGCTTTCTGCAGCCTCCAGGGCGTTTGCTTCACGCTCAGCCTCATTCTTTCCAACTCTATTTGCCTTATAAACCTTCTTGTAACTTCCTTCTATCAACTTATATTGAGCTCTAGCCATCCCAGCTAATCGTGCAACTCTTCCATAAACATTTGAAGTTCTCGCAACCAATGAAGCCATTTCATGGATCCCTAAATCTAGCGTATCTACATCCGGTATAGATACGAAGTATAGGGAATTGGTGCTATCTGTAGTATACGCTGAAATAATCTCCTCTATCTGAGGACCTATAAAATCTTTTAACAATTCGTTCATTTTCTGTAAAGACTGAAGGTTCATTGTCTACCTATCTGAAGTTGATTTCATCTCGCATCTTAGATTCTACCACAAGATTGGTTACCTTTGCCCTTATTTTACCTAAATGTTCTCTTACTGTATTAGGGTGTTCTGATATTTTTTTACTTATCTCACTAGATCTTAGATCATCTATGTAGCGCCACTTGAGTAGTTGCCTTTCTTGTACCGAAAGAAATATAAACGGTTCTGCGCATGTTTCGCCAAGTACCCAAAACTCATTAATGTCTTCTGTAGAAAGAAATTCTTCCATCTCCCTCTCTTCTGGTGGAGCTTTAAAACCAACTTGCTTTGCTCCATCTTCTCCATCGTCACTTGAGTCATCACTTAAAAGAGGAAAACTTTTTCTCCCTAATTGATCTATTAAGAATGTATCAACATTCTTTTTAAGAAGATAAAAAAAATAACTATACAAGAACCCGGCTAAATGGTATTGGTCCTTTTTCGGAATCTTTTCTTTGATACCTACCTATGCACTGAAAGAACGTCATGTCTACGGTTTGTCTGACATCTATTTCTTCCCCATATCTTTTTGCCATATATACTATACCGTCGTAACACTTCATTTACGTGCTTGTATCCAGCTTGATTAAGCTTATTTTTCATAAGAGCAAATCTAACATAAGAATCTTTTACGAATAAAGAGGTAAACCTTCTTATGTCATAGTCGTTCAGATTGTATTTGCCATAATACAATAGTGTTGTATATTTTGTAAGAAAATTATTAAAAACTTTTAGTAATTCTTTTTTAGCTCTTTCGTCTCCGCCTTTAGCTTTGGCTATAAGCGCTTGCATTTCCTCCTCTTCTAAATTATAATACTGTTCCTTATATGCTGCCATGATTACTTACCTTCCCAAATTGATATTTTATCAGAGTAAAAACTTCTAATATCTTCATAGAAGATTACTCTTGGTATTTCTAGTTCAGCTGCGAAATTTTTACCGTCAGTTGAATACTTGCTTATAATAAATGTGAGTTTGTTAAATTCAGATTCGTAATATCTTTTAAATCTTTTTATTTTTGTCATACTCTTTGCATCGAGATAGCCTTTGAGTTCTACCCAACTAGAATCTTTCTGCATAAAGAAATCAGGAGTGTATCCCTTAGTTCCGTTTCTTAATTGGAAACGCAAAAACAGTTGGTTCAAAATCAAACTTGATTTTATACGCTGTTAAAATTCTTGCAAAATTTGCTTCCCAATTAGATCTCAATGTTAAACCTAGGTCTTCCCTAAACCCAGTTTTTGTATGCTGGTAAGCGTTACCTCTTTTAACGCTCGTAGTCTCTATAGAATCGTGGTCTGGTATAATGGTTTTTATTTTACTAAAATCTGGATGATTTTTTAATGGAGAAATTTCCAAAAAATATTCCTCCGGCTTGACAATGTTGAGCTCTTTCATGGTATCCTTTAGATCTAAACTAATCTACTCCATTATAAATTATAAAAAGTAAAAAAACAAAAAACCTGTAAGGGTTACCAAATACAAGAAAACGGAGTACAAAAACATGAATACATTAAACACAGTAATTGATAGTATGTTGATCGAGGTTAACGAAGAGATCATTTCAGACCTCGGTAGACTCGGATACTCACGCACTGAAGCGACCAAAGTAGTCAGTGAATTCAGCGATTTCGATCTCATCGAAGACGCTGCACTCAATCCAGTATCAGCATTCTAATAGTCAATACCTAAAAAGTAATTAGCCAGGGCTTTTGCCCTGGCTTTTTGCTTTCTAGGATTAAATTAATTACTAAGCTTTTGCTAGTTTTCTAGCTCTAAATACACCAGTTCCACAAGCACCAGATTTAGCAAAGTCGCAGAACGTGCAGACGCGCTCATTCTTTGTAGGCAGAAATGCTGAATCGTTTATGATTGAGTCTAGAGTTGATATTAAATTAATTTTAATATTATTAATATCATCTTTAGTAAAGAGGTGACCCTTACGCCTTCCGGGATCTGAGATAGTACAGCTCCGCGTATATATTCTTATCTGGATACAGATAATCAACTGCCATTGCGTAGATACCTAATTGCAAATTGGTTGGTATATCCTTCGGTGATACTTCCCATTTTCCAGTTTTATAATCTATAATCTTAACACCGTCTTCGCCCCAAGAATCTATTCTGTCTATGTAGCCAGATATTAAATAGCTACCTAGAACAAATTTAAAACCATATTCTTTATGAAGGACATCGAATTTAGTCTCAGCATACTGGTCAAAGAACTCATCTAGTATTTCTTTCCCTGCGTTAATTAACTCGGGTTTAATTTTATTATCTGGATCTTGAGTTGTTATCTCATTAGTATATGCTTCTTGCAGCTTTGCAAAATCCAACATATCTGTTGAGCTTACATTGTCTTCTAATACAGAGTGTACAATATTTCCCAGTACAGCTGCTTCACCAAAAAGACGTGGTTCTTTTTGTATGTATGTGTAAAAATATTTTGAAGGACACATTTTATATGTATCCATTCTTGAATACGAAAAATCAGTTAAAGATAATCTTTCAAAATCACTTATATCTTCTAAATTCCTAATAGCTAATTTCATTAGTCTTCAATTCCATCCCCAAAAGGATCTTTGTTTTCGAATATTAAATTTCCATTTGCATCGTATTCATTACCCAATTCATCAAGGGTATTACCAGTGTAAATATTTTTGTATCTACCCTCACCAAGAGTTGCCCAACCGCTTGTTCCTAATTCCATTTGATCATCTTCGTTATATGGCCAAGACATCATCTCCTCCTTCTGTGAGTGAAATAACAGTATTGTTTACTGAGTCAATATTAAAATAGTAACTCAACAATCCATGTAAGTCTGATAACTCTTGAGCTGTTGCGTTGAAGCCGGCAACTCCAGACTGAATAAAATAGCTAGGTTCATCTGTATTGTATTCTATTAATACTATGTTATTAAGTAGCATCCTACCTACTTCGTGCTTAATCATATTAATCCTCCTCGTATATTCCTATAGGATTCCAGCTTGGATCATCCATTTTTTCTCGCATATCAGCCACGTAAGAGTCCCAATCTCTTTCGTCCTCTGACTTCTTATCATATTTTACTTGACCCTTAAATGGGTTTGTCTTAAAGCGAGTCATAATAAGCTTACCCTCTTTTGTTCTCCATCTTAATACTCCATTCTTGCAATCGCAAAAATCCTCTGAGTGCGGATCAGT